TGCCTCCCATACCTGAGCCTGAGAAGACAATTGGCATTCCTATGTATAATTGTTCTACTGTATCACAGTATAATTCATTAGTAGTTCCGTTAGTATATGTAACTTCAAATGTAACAACATCAATTGATGCAACGTAGTAAGTTGTTGCAGTAGTCAAACTACCTATATTAGTAGACACTTCAAATGGCATGTTAATATAGAAGTTGCTAGTACCTAGACTATCGTTGTATATAGTTACAATTCCTGCACTAGTACTAGGTGTACTAATCACTGCACTTATATCTCTTGAAATTAAAGAAGTGTTTGTAGCAGTTAATCCTACATATTGATCAGATGTTTCATAAAACGTAAATTGTTGTCCATTTACTTGCCCAGGGCTTACTGGCAAACTTACGTTTACAACCATGTTACTACCCGAAGCATTTGTTAATGTTACAGTGTTCTTTTGACTGGTAATTAACGCTGATGTATTACTTGCCGCAGTTTGAGTAGTTAATGGTTCCACTGCACCATTAATGGATGTTGACACTTTGATAGTAGTTCCACTAGTGATTGCATAAACATAGTATGTTTGACCTGAATTCAATCCACCGAATGTGGTCGAACTTGTACCGGCTATAACCATTGTATTGAAAATGATAGCCTCATTTAATGATAGTCTAGCAGTATCCCCTTCTATGGTAATTTCATCTGTCACACTGCTGGTACTAACTGCGGTGAATGTTTGCGGATTTTGTGTTTCCGACATAGTAAATGTTTCTTCATCTACTACCGTTGTAACATAATATGTTTCATTTTGAATGATGCCACCGAATACTTCTCCGGTAAAAAAGAGAGGAAGATTGATGTAAAAATTATTTGTTCCGCCGGTTCCTGAAGCATTTAATGGTATTGTTACTGTGTTTGTCCCGGCTGCGGTTTGCGTGACATTCATTATGCCGGGATAATTTACAGTAATAACAGCAGTATCAGTAACTTCACCAGTATAACATGTTAATGGTGCTCCAGTTCCTATAGTATAAGAACCCAATGATAATATAGGACTTCCTGTGGGATCCGTAGATATTGTAAAATTAGTCTCATCAATAATACTATTGACGTAATACGTTATATCTACTGTAATGCCACTTGATCCTGAATTTCCTACAAATTTAATAGGCATCCCTACATAAAAACCTATAGTAGTACCTGAAGCATTATTTGTGCTAGCAACCGGGGTTAGTGTAATTGAATCATCGCCTGCTTGTGTGCTTGCTATATTTCTTACAAAAGAACTAAATGTTAATTGCCTATCATTTTCAACGTTAATTATTTCAAACGGAATTCCACCATTACTTGCAAGGATCGAACTAATGGGAGGTTGTGAAGCATCTAACAATATAGAAGAACTTGAAAAATTCTCACTATTAGAATATGTACCGGCGTAATATGCTCCATAATAAAGTCCAGCGGTCCAATCGATTATATTTGAATTGTATGTAGTTCTATCAAATTTTAGTGAAATTTTGTTTTCTCTAATTGGAGAAGATGTAGTTATTGCTGAAGCCCTTGCTCCCTCTTTGATAAAATGTGTTCCTGAACCTTGAGTGTATAACTGTACTCTACTATGATCATTAATTGCGTCTGTATAATTTGTGTATAGTGCAATTACTGCTGTAGGGACGGATTCTAATAAATTAACGTAGTACCATTCATTATTTTTTAAACCACCAATTTTGGTACTATTTGGTCCGACACTATATTGAACAATATCACCTGTCTGTAACAAAGGTGCATACAATTCTATAGTGCTAAAAATCGTACTAACATTTGTACTTGTGAAATTGATTGTTGTTGCAGGGTCTATTATAATTTCTGGAAGAACTGCATATCCTTGACCCGGATCAATAACATCTACACGTAACACAGAATCTAAATTCATTATGGCTGATAATATTGCAGGCTTAGTTGGTTCAGGATAAACGGTAGTATCAATATAGGCAGTAACTTTCGGGGGTTCAGTATATCCTCGCCCACTGTTTAAAACAGCAACTGCAGGTAAATCCATATATATGTTAGTACCAGGTATATGACTTTCAATTGCAGTTCCATTTACTCCTCTTGTCAATCCCTGTAATATATTAAAAGATCGATTTACAGATGAATATCCTATTAATTCATCACCAATTTTTATGATTCCATTGATTGGGAATCCTTGAGCATTGTTAACTATGCATTCATCAGTTGATAAACCTATATAGGATTCTAATGTCGTCATTAAGACATTATCATCGCCGGTTAAACTTACGCCATAATTTTGTTTCCACATGGTGTATTCAGGTTCCGACCATATAGAATTAGTATATGGATATTGACTTGAAGTGCTAGGGTCTGTGTAAACTAATTCCGGAGAAATGAATTTCTGGTACTTTGAATTAAATTTTGCGGGCAAGTCAAAGTCTGTAACGTCCCCTTCAAATACATCAGTGCCGGTATACTTAAATAAGAAATCTTTTATTACAACATGGTATGGTTTTACTTCGTCTAAATAACCTGATAAAAAGTCTTGATTATCAGTTTGAAAAACTTGTATAGGTCTCAACTCACGAATAGTATGCGACACATCAACCAATGAAGTTTTATTTAGCCATACCAAATAATTTTGTGATTCTATAGATTCTGTTTGAATATATTCAAACAATAATATTAAACCTTTATTTCTAAAGTCCAATAATTGATTTGGTAATTCTTCATTTAACGAGCGTATAATATATCTGGTTTCTTCTGAAGGATAAGAGTCATACGGTGCTGTATCAAAGAAATTATCACCGAATCCAATTCTAGAAGAATCATAATCCCATATAGAATCTTTAATTCTAAAAGTACCATTCGCTAAACCTATTCTATTCCATATTCCGTCTTCGTAGATATATGTTTCTGCCAAACCACTGCCATTAGTTTCCACAGTAGCAATAGTACCTGAAGCAACATCTAATGTAGATAGATATGAATACTCAGGGACTTGGACCGATGATCTAGTACTATCGTTATAGCCCGTAGCCCACCAATTAATTGGTTCCCAATAATCAGGGGTATTATAGTATAATCCGGTTTTGTATAAGAAACTAGAATTTAAAATTTCCAATAAAGGTAATTCTTTTGCAACCTCATTGGCATATTGACAATAATTTTTTAATGCATTTAATCTGTTTAAGAAGAAACTTTGGCGAGGTCTTACTAGTATACCAGTTTGAACTGCTTTAGGCAAGAACGGATCAGGAACAACTGCACCGCCGGTGTCAGTACCTGATAAACTATCAAGCATTCTAGCATACAGTGAGTATGGTTCTGAAATATCTCTAAACTTATCAGGAAGACCAGGTAAGAAATCATCTGCATAGTTTGATCTTATCAAATTGTAAGACGTATGTGACACATCGTTATTAGTGCCAGTACTAAATCCTATGTGTAGTACACTATCATTTGCATTAATGTAGGGGCCTGCATTATACAATCCAAATGCGTTTTGTAATAAAGGTGCAAAGTAACAAATACCTGAATTCTTAGGATTAGATATGTAGGTTGATATTACCGAATCGGCTAAAGTTTTACCTTCGTTAGTGTAAATTGTATTGGTATTTCTAACCCAGAAATAGTATGTAGGTGTCAATGATCCCGAATCATTTACGGAATATTGAATTGAATAATTTTGTATATTATACGGTACACCTGGACCTTGATATGTCGATGGTATTACTGGACTTGCTATCCAAGTATAGATTGCTACATCACTTCCTGGAAATAGTGTACCCCAATACTTACTATTGTAGGTAAGATCATTTTGGTGATAGTTAACAAATCTAACATCTGATGTATCAAACCATATTTTTCCTATATTAGATGCGCCCCACACTAATCCATTGCTGTAAGTTACTGTATTATTATACTTTGCTGGGTCAACATTAGAGACAAAATCTATATTTTCTCTAACGGCTCCTAATATTTTTCCTTGCAAGGGATCAATATAGTCTAAATTAATCAACGTGTTATTTGTTTCTGCACTAAAAATTTGTATGTTGGCAATACGATTTATGTCAACTACAGGAGATGAACTTCTATACACACTCCAATCTTTTACATTTGATGTATTGTTGTATGTAACTGCTTGTCCGGTAAAATAATTAGGCGCTCCTATAATTACATTGTAATTATTAAAATCTATGCTAGTACCATAGTAAGGTTGTGAACCATAAATTTGGTTTGTTGCGTTGACATTTTGTGCATATACGAATTGACCAACATTAGATAATGACTCATTATAAACACCTAAGTAGTCAAACATGTATACAGCACCGGCGTTAGTATATGTATCTATCCACTGAGTGGTATTGTTATCAAATATGGTATCATTGTCTTGATTTTCATCGTCTGTAAAATCAAACGTGGTTGCTGCATATCGTGTACCTACAGGCGCACTTGCTACGAAACTATCAAATTCATTAAATTTAACAACAGTACCAAATTGCGTTCTTCCCTGTGTGTGCGGGCACTCTATAAGTTGAGTCTGCATGTACAATTGAATACCCAATTCACCTAAGGTATTTGTATCTGTAACGTTTATTATTAATTTTTCATTAACTGGTGCTAAATCATTATCTAGCAACGATATAATTAACTTGTTTTCAGATACTGATGCTACAACATTAGTAATATTGTTACCATTAATTGCAGCAGCAGCCGTTGTCGCATTACCTGCAGGAATAGGAACTAGATAACCATTAATTAGTAGATTGCGTGGAGCAGTGACGTTTACTTCAGACGTACCTAATACTGTTCCGTATTTTCCACCACCATTCGTAAATCTGTAAACTGCACCTTCATTTATTTGTGAGTTAAGTTGGAATGGAGCGCCAGATATTATTTCTGTTGCGTAAGTGGTTGTATCGACGCTGATACCAAAATTCACACCCACCTGCGGGGTTTGGTCACTACTTAAGGTTTGTACATGTGTAAATTTTTGTCCGCTTACATTGACTATATCCCCTGCGTTAATAGGATTTGTGTACCAAAATTTATTACCTATAATTGCATAATTATCGTCATCAACAAGGGTTCCGTTAACCGATACGTATATAGGAGTATTTTGAACAGTAGCAGTTACATTTGAAATAGATCCTAATGTGGTTATTGGTAATATTGAACTAGTTCTTGTTTCTTTAATTGTAATTTGAGAACCAACGATACTATTTACATAATAAATTTTATCTGTTTCGATCCCGGTACCTAATAATCCAGGAGGAGAAGAATATGTAAATATTATAGGATCGTCCACGCTGATACCAGTGGTGTTATTTAAAGTTATTAAATTACCAACTGATGTTGTTGCAGAAACAGTTTTAGATAAAGTTGCAGGTGTCCATGCTAAATTAAATTGTTGTGGGTTCGTAGTACTTGTATAAGGAATTTCAATATTTTGTACGGCTCTATTGAATACGTAAACGTAACCCCAATTATCAATAGTAGCACTATAGTTTTGCTTTGGTGTGCCTACTATTAATGTATCACCGTAATAATCAGTAGATAATGAGTAACCAAATTCATCCCCTGATGTTGTAAGACCCAAACTGTCACCATCTATAATTTCAACCGCTTCATAGTCTCCAGTTAATTGTGATTTGCGATATACATGAACACTATTATTATCAATGTCTGAAATGTATATCCAATTTTTGTCGCCGGATATAGCAGTAGCACTTCCCCAGTTTGTTACTCCTACTGGGGCTGAGATTGCTGTCTGATATGTAACTAAATCATCAGATAATAGTGTCTGTTCTAATTGGTAGATATGAACCTTAGGTGTACCAGTCGGTTCTGAAATTACAAAAATATCATCACTGTACGAGATAGTAGACCCAAAACTTGTTCCAGATGTTAATGTTTGTATTAATTGATAAGTCTTTGTCAAGTCATTGTATGTATAGCGATATGCTTTACCGTCGTCTGAATCTCCAATTAAGTAACCCAATGTGTCAGAACAGGCTACTGCACTACCATATGATTGAGAATTTTGTTTTGTAAATTCTTCTTCATATTGATAATTAATTCCCTTTCGGAAAACAGCCCAAGAACCATCATTATTTTCATCTACCCAAACTGTGTTTTTTCTAAACTCACTATCTAGTAATGGTAGAGAATTGATATCTTGTGGAGAAGTTACTCGTTGACTATTGAACCCTAACCCTATTCCTTGTCCAGTTATTTCAGTAAGTTGTGGATCTAGTACCAATGGTATAATGACTCTGTATGGGTCTACAATAATGCTAGCAATATAATAACCATTGATTGATGTGTCAAAATTAATGATTGCGAAAGGATCATACTGGTTCAAGTTATGTGGTGTGGCAAAAGTTACAGTAACGGTACTGTTCAAATTATTTCTTATATAAGTAACTTGTCCTAATGATACAGGGGTGTATACTTGCCATTGACCTAAGTATTCAGCCAACCATACATAATCACGTACATAAAAATTCGTCAAAGGTATAATTTTACCATATTCATCTGTCGCTAATGGTAAATTGGCGTAAAAATACGATGACATTTTAACGTCATTGAAATTCACATAACCTGCAGTTGGATATACCATCGACGGTGTGTCTGTTGGTAATGTTGATAATACATCAGGAGATGTTATGGGTCTACCATAATTAAACAAAGAATATATAGGTACTTCTTGTTGTATCCCTTCAGTATTAAATCCATTAGTTAGTCCAACGGTTGTAGGATTCCCAGTCAAATAATTTTGATTTAATTTAAATTCAACAAAATTATTGTTTAATACTCCACCGAACTCTCCTGCGAGTATAGCCCAATTTTCATAGATGTCGTAGTTAATGCCGCCTTGTGGTAAATTGGCTCCCCTAAATGCATCAGTAGAATTTCTTGTTCCTTTATTTTTAATCAAGTTTTTATAAACATTGACTTGTGTAATATCAGTCAAGTCTGCTAATGCCATATAATCACGTGGTCTATAACCTATCAATGAAAAACTTAGTAAGTCTGCGTCTTGTTCTAAGTTAGCCTGATTTACATCATAATACAATGTGCTTTCGTATGCACGTGTGCTGGCGTTGGGCAACAATCCCTTTTGAATTTCGTCATATTCTGTCCTTTTCCAGTACTGTTCTTGTTCTGCAAAAGTTTCTTTTGGTTGAATAATTTGAAGTGCTGTCCAGTATTTGTTTTTGTACTTAATTATACTACCTTTAGTATATTTTACAGTGTTCTTCCATTCTTGAATATTGTCCTGATTTAGAATGAAACCACCTGCATTTACTGTTCCGTTCCAATCGGCACTCTTTGTGCCCCTTAATAATATTCTATTTTGGCGCAACCCTGTGGTCAAATTATAGATGATATCATTGAATAATGTAATATTATCAAACACTACCCCATGCTCAAAATTGCTTACGTTAAATTGTCCATACGAAATAGTATCCCCGTCATTTAATGTTTGTAGAGAAAATAACGTATCATCACGAATGATGCTTAAATCTTTTATTTGTATAGGATACAAATTTTGATTTAATACAAAATTAATTTGCTGCAAAGTAAGTGGTTGTACTATATTGCTTTCTTTGTTTATTTTTAATAGTTTTGCAGACGGATTTAATGTGACAATACTGCCAACATCCCAACCTGTTTGAGCCCAATATAAAAATTCAGCAACCATTTGGTACCAGTTAATTGTCAACTCGTTTTCTTGCTGGTCAAAAACTACACCTTGAGTTTCTAAATATGCCCCGTAGTTAACTAAAAATTGTGATAAATCTTGTAAATTGTAGAACAAGTATCCGTACGGTACTATTTCTTCTGTTGCAGAATGAGTCGATGCTAATTTAACAGTAACATCTTCTACATCCACTATTTGTACTTTATCATTAAATTTTGGTTTTAGTGTTCTAAAATATGCACTAGTTTGTGAGTTGCCAAAAACAGTAAAGCCTTGAGAAGTTTTCTGTACAACCACGCCTGAATATAGTATTCGATTGAAAGGTTGGTTATCATATAATAGTACAGAATAACTTTCATCAGGTATTAGTAATGAAGCATTTTTACTGTTAGGTGTTCCCTTTTCAACATAAAATTTAAGTAATGTTTTATCTGAGAAGCCTGCTAATCTATATACCAGTCTTACATCCAAATTATCTAATAGGGTAGTTATATTTTCAGTTGCATCTACCCCTAATTGTTTTTCATAGTCAACTATCCAATTGATATAACTTGTTTTAGGTATACCATTACCATAAATTTCTATATTTGATATAACCAAATGACTTCTGTTGTCAACAAGATATTGACCAAATTCTTCATTATACTTATAGTTGTCCAAATCTACTGCTAAGTTAAAGAATTCAGCAGGTTTCATCAATGCCATTAATCTTACGAGATCATATGGATATGTACTACTTCTACGGTAACTAAATTCTACCGGAGCATCATCGCCTACTTTCCAATCTCTTCGGAAAATATTTGAATTATACGCTCCTACAACAGATCGTAGCGGAGACTTAAGGTCACCTGCACTGTCTACTGGGAGTATTTTTAATAAATTTGGTCTAGCAAACGGGTTTGTAGGACTTTCGTATGCATTTCCGGTGACATTTTCGCGTGGGCCCTGTCTTATTATACCGCTCTCTAGGTCATTCCATAAAATTAAGTTATCACTAGTATATGGTGCAGGACCATATTCACTTGTCCACCAGTCTGGCTGCTCGTTGAATCCCAACATTTCCCATGGGGTAGCGTTTGGAGTAGTAGTATCATAAAAATATTGATATATACCTCTCCAATATCCCTGACTAATAGGTTTTTTGTTTATAGCATTTCCGCTTTGGCTATAATTATATGTGAACTCGTCGTTGGTGTTATAAATTTGTCTCTTGTAATCTAGCCTATTCTGTCCTACCCAATTTAAAAAGGTAGTAGAATACATTAACAACCAATCTTCGTATGAGTAATCAGTATCTCTGAAAAATCCAGGTACGATAGTATATTCACTAATCGGTACAGTAGCACTTAATTTTAAGTTATTGTAAACACGCAATTCGTATTCTAAAAGTACTTGATCTCTAAAGTCTATTAGAATATTATTGATAGCATCATATTCTCCGTACAATTTGTTATACGAACCATCATGACCTTTTATAAAATATGTAGGCGTATTATATTCACTATCTAACGTTACTTCTGGTATAAAAGATGGGTACAAACCCAATTTAGTAGGTGTGTTTGGAATATAACTTCCATATGTTTGCACATATTCTTTAATGATTATCGTATCGCCAGGATTTAAATTTATATTTATGGTTAACGATGGTGAATCGGTACTTATTGTATAATCTTGATTTATAATTAATTGTCTGGTAACAGGTATATTATTTGTAGTTCTGATCAAATAGACTAGAACTCCGTAATAGTTTGCTTTACTAAAGTCATAAACACGTGTTAATGGATATACGCTAACATCTAAACTATTAGTAAATGTATATGTGTTGGTAACATTTGCCGCTTTAGACGGTATCATGTCACTCCAGAAAAATGACTGACTTTCATTTTTGCTAGCAGTAATTTGTGACAATGCATCGTCCAACATTGTTGATGGATCATAACGTTGTTCATAATTTCCGTTTTTAATAACATCCATCAGAAGATTTTTAAATTTTATATACTCTTTACTATTAAACAGTAATGCATTAAATAGGTTGTGATTTTGTTTTCTTAAGAACGTGCCTGGTAATACTAGCGAAGCACTATTTTGAATGATCCTGTTTCCCCATGGCACTACATTACCTAAATCTCTAAAATTATTAGGACCGAACACTTCACCAGTAGTGTTTGGGTTATTGTAAAAAATACTCTGATATTGTCCTCTTATATCACCTACGTTAGCAGTTGTTAAATCTGCATTTAACGGATTATTGTTTAGATTAACAGGTATAGAATAATAAGCACTTTCACTAACTTGATCACTTAGTATTAAAATTTGAATAATTGTATTTTCTTCTACTGCGGTGTTCAATGTAATTGTTGTAGAACTAGTAGTAGTTGTGATAGTGTAATCACTACTACTTTGAATTATGTTATTAATATAAACTTGAATTGTAGGCCAGTTAGTTGATGTAGTGTCTACTGGTGCAATATCACAAACAAAGGTATCAACTGGATTTAATATATCATAGTCAAATTCAAATATTTGATATTGTATGCTAGGGGATACAGCAGTTTGCCATCCCAATTGTCTTGTGTATTCTGTTCTATTATCATATGAAAATACGTATCCTGTGTTTACTTTTTGCGTCACAGGTGTTGTTCCGTTTACATAATTAAAAGTATCAAGGTTTAATGATACATCAAAACTAATATCACCTACGTTATCTACTGAACTATATCTAACTGGAAATCCCAATATTGGATCATCCAGACCTGACCCTATACCATAAGCAAACAATTTACAGCCAGCAAACGATGTTCCCACGTACACTTCTGTGTTTCCAAAACTTATGTTGTTTTCGTCAAATATGTCAAACAAGGGAGGTTGATTAATTGTTGTTTTTGTTTGTCCTTCAATCCATTCTAAACCGTCAAAATAAAATTGTTTTCCGTAATAATTATAGCCTCTAGTTATCACAGTTTGTTGGTTAACTAAAACATCACCTTGATCGATTTCAGACAATGTTATAACTGGTATAGGTGAACCGCTAACTGTGGAAAACCTTGATACATATATTTTATTTCTTACATTTAAATTAGTATCTGCTGCAAATATTATAGTAGAACCATCAAATAACGCATAGTTATCAACTGTTGTGTCAGTACCTATAATAGAAGAATTAGTAGTTGTAGCAACAGTTGCTGCGCCTGACCATTCTATAGTTATAGTTAATGTTGTTGTGCCAGTTATTTGAGTAATCTCAGCGTTATTAGGCAAAACATTTGTAGAATCTGTGACATATTGTCCTACCTGAAATGTTCCTGTAATATCGGCTGCTAGTACAGTAATAGTTGTTGAGGTGCCGCTTACTACCCCATTAATGGTTGCAGTATAATCCGTATACGCAGCAACGTCAGGATAGTAGTTTTCTTGTCCGGCGACTTGACTAAATGCATCTGTCGCTCTAGTATCAATAAAGTCAACCGGCGATTTGCCTTCAGTACCTGAATTAAATAATTTTAAATCACCATAAAATTCAATAATGGGTCTTTTTGCTTTGTACTCCGGTGTGGTGTAGGCAGTTAGTAAATCTGGATCATTATTGTAGGTTGCAGTTGCATTAATTACATCAATATGAAACCAACGATTGCTTCTAGACCAAGCATTTCTATCAATAGAATTTCTTGATATAGTTATATAATCAGGAATAGTTGGAATGTTTGAAGAGCCTTCCCATGCACCTATTCCCCATGGAGTAACGTCCCATGGTGTATATACGCTTTCACTATAAGCTTCAGGACATACCAATTCATCTACTGGTATAAGTTCTATACTTTGACCTACACCTTCAACATAATATTCTCCTGTCTTATAACTAACAGGTATTACATCTCCTTGAAATACTACTTTTAATCCATTAGTAAACACTACTCCATTAGTAGCAGTAAAATTTGTTTTTCCTAAAATTTCTGTTTCTACATTTAAGGTATTTGTTAAGTTGCTATCTATTAATTTAATTATACCGACTTTGTTGTTTGAACTACCATCTTGATAATACAGAGTATCCAATGGTGCGCTAATGTAGGGAATTATATTAATTACACCTAATGTATTTTTGTAGAAATTCCTTAAGGCATATTGCGAACCAAATCTAGCAGTGATTTTTTCATTAATAGGGATGGGTGCATATGGAACTAAACTTATAACATAACTACCCGGTGAACCTATATATTGAATAGTGTAAAAATTAGCGTCTACTTCAGTAGAGAAACCTTCTTCATATTGACCTTGATTAGTATTACCAGTCATTGATCCAGATGCTGTACTTAATAGTAGAGTACTGTCATCAGTTGCAGTACCTGTACCAGTACCTGAACTAGTTGCAGTAAAAATTGTACCCACTGTATTACTTGCTGCACCTATAAGTGTAAAATCTGTAGTTCCTACTGACACAATTTTATATTGTCGACCTGCAACTAATTTATTAGCCGTGATAGGATTGTAAAAATCTAATTGAGTTGATATAACAAATTGAGTGCCATTTATTATATTTTTAATATAATATAATGTGTTTGGTAAGGTGAGAGAATACTGACTAATGCCACCAAAGGGTGTACCTGTAAAAGTAATACTTTGACCAACAGTTAATGAACTTGTGGCTGTACAAGTAACAGCGTTAGTACCTGTAGTAGTTGCGGTGATAGTTATTGTTGTAGGAGCATTTAGTGAACTGTTTACATCGTATGGAGTATTATCAAAATAATTTGAAACATAACCGGTATCATTAACAATTCCGGTATTATAAAACATAACCGTTAAACCATTTAATGATGTAATGCCGTCTAGACTGACATTGGTTGCAAGTTCACCATTGAGTTGATTAAATGGTATTGTACTGATTACATCAACTAAATTGTTGCCAGAAAAATTATATTCGTCTTGTGCATTTTTTTGTGGGACAGTAAATGACACAACACCTACTGACGCACCGTTATTATCTACGCCGTATACTTCTCTAGTTTGTAAGTTGGGCTGAGTTAGGCTATATCCAGTAACTCCGGGTTCACCTTGAATCCAAAATTGTGTGTTTTGATTTACGTTAAAGGTATAAGTTCCACCACGTAATAATGTTAAAGTTGGATTAGTTGAGCCAGACGTAACACCAGCAGTTACCGGTATTATGTTATAGCCATTAGGGTAGTCATAAACTACATAATCAGACTCTGCAAAAACTGTTTCACTAGAGACAACAACTCTTTCAGGACCTTCAGGTATCCAGTAATATTGATTAAAGTTAATAACTTTATCTAAGTTAGTAAAGCTGTCCCATGAATAGAATTCACTATTAAATAGCCTGTTATTATCTCCTACTATACTTCCTTCTAGTTTTAATGCGTCAAGAATACCAGGATAACTTATAAAATCTTGGGCTGTCGATTCATTTGTTTTAGTAAACACTACACCCGGATCTAACTGGTAGTCTTTTCGTGTTTTTGTTGGTTCAGTTACATAGTAATCTTTGGCGTTAATGCCGTAACCAAATTTACTCCCTACATAGCCCTCTATTTTTTTAGTATTGGGCTGTGATACAACTTGATCCAATGTTGCATTTAGAAACTGCGCATTGGTAGGTGTTTTGAATATTTCTGGTAAAAAGTTTAGGGTTCTAATTCTTGTAGCCATATATATTACTTATCTTATTTGTAATTCAGCCGGTGTTAGTGCCGCTATCACTAACACATCGTTAGCAGTAGCAGCATTAACAAAAATTTCGTATGGTGCGCATTTAATTTCATAAAGATCACCAAAAGACATTGTAGGATCATTAGGTACTAACACTGCGCTGCTAATTAACTCTCCAACTTCAGAGTGTAAGTACGCACTTAACTCACTAAAGTAAAAAGTATCTCCAAAAGTCCAATTGTTAATATTGAAATAATTATTCATTGCTGTTAGCACAGCACTACGTATTTCGCTATCACTAGCATCTGTATTTGAAGCCTTAATGACTTTTATAGTTGCTCTTAAATTCGGAGATGCTTTGGGTCCAAATAACGGTTTAAACACTACACTATTAAGTATGATGCTATCACTTAACATCTTAAAATTATTTAATTGACCGTATTCTTGCGACAATTCATTAATTGTTGGTTTGGGTGGCAAAGGAACCGTATTCGTAGAATCTTGTATATAATTTTGATATTGAGTATAGTATGATTGAGTCACTACATATAAATCAATAATGTTAGTAGTCGCCGGATCTATACGAGTTGTGTTATTTGAATTATGTTGGTATTGAAACTGTAGTCCTTGGCGACCGGGCTTAATTGAATATTGAGGTTGTTCTACTAATAGATAATAAGGTGTTGCAATAGTTTGATCCTGTGCAGTTTTATAAAATTTATTATCACCATAGGCATAAAATAGTTGCCCTAATGGATAATCATATTTCACGACTTCAATTTGTGTACTAGTTTGATATTGTACCACTTCACTAGTAGGCACAATTTGATATCTACTTAAACTAATAGCATCTTCAACTAATTCAAAAAATACGTATATACCTACATTAGATCCGCCAGTCACATAACCAGTTACTGTCTGAAAAAAATCCGGGTTAAGTATTAATTGATTGTTATTAACGTCAGTTGCTGACACTTCTACTTCAAAATCATCTACATATCCATCAGATTCTACTGTTTGTCCTATAATATTAACTTTCACATCAGTAGATAATGGATAGTTACTATTTGGTTGGGTATTGGTTGCGAGTACCTTTACAAAATCTTGTAAGATTTTTCCTGAAAAAGGATCATATACCAATTTATCTTTTTCAAAACTAAAACGGGTGTCTTTAACGCTACCAAAATAATATCGTAACGATCTGTAACTAATAGTGTATTTGTTATCTCCTAAACTTAAAAAATTAACAAACCAATTAGCATCGTCATACTGTTTTATACTCCAACGATCTTGATTTAACATCAATGAGTTATTGAACACTAATGAAAAATTTTGTTGTAATTCCATACGTGTGATACATTCATTGATGATAGTATTGGACAACGAATTATCAAAGGACGGTAATATTGTTGTTAAAATACACCCTTGTGGTACATATCCATTAAGAGTTACTGGTCCTGTACCATTTGTAAATGCGCCTTCTCCATTATTATAGCCATCACCTATAACATTTAAAACAGTAGTCCAAATGTATGTTTGGTCGCTAGGTCCGGCTATCCCTGATACCAACCTATTGTTTTGATCAAAGTAGTAGCCAGCAGGTGCTACAAATTTTAATTGCGCTCCAGCAGAAACATACATAACACTATTAGTTGAATATGTTCCTAGTGGAATAGGCTGTTTAATTGTGCCATTCAAGTTATAAAAATATCCAGTCAGTGAGTTAGCATCCACTGTGCTAGTTTTCCAATATACAGTGCCATCACCTGTGCTTTGGTTAACAGGATAAGTGGTATAATTTTGAATGTAATATTGATTAACTCTGTTAGATTGTAATACTGCGCCTAGGGTATCAGACAAAAAGGATATAATAGTACCGACGTTTGTTATAGTTAATGATAGATATCCATCATCGTCATTTTGCCACAATGCGCCGTCGGTAGAAAAAGAATTTATACTTGAGTACTTTCCAGTCGGGTCTAGCAAATCTAAATTTTTACTGACACCTATGGAACTACGATTAATTGCTTTAGATTTAATAATAGAACTATACAATGTGTATGGAAAATTATTATAGTCTTCACCATTAACCATTCTATTTTGTGTATAGTATCTAGTAGGTGCTCTTTGTTTAATTTCTGCTAATGGCTCTCTTGCCTGTGCATTTGATACAGGTAACTGTAGCGACAATCCTAATGTTAATGTTTCTGTTCTTCCATATCTATTGATATATGAAATAGAAACAGAAAGACCTTGCATCTCGTTTGGATCAATAGTATACGTCAGTGCATTACTGGATCTTACATATGCTCTAAATAATCCTACTGGCACTTGACTGAACACGCCGTCGCCAAAAATATAACTTACTTGATCGTTGAATCTTGATGCCACTGAAAATATTTTTCTTTCGCTGGTCTCCGTTTGCAAGTAAGCGTCTGCATAAACGTTATCAACTTTTTTCCATAGTAAGCGAGTGCCATTATTGTTGTTTAACTGGAATAACCACGTGTCAGTATTATTGATTCCTTGAATATCAATGTTTACAACTTGATTGGCAATTTGTTGTTCTATATTAAAATCGTAACTTTGTAGCCCACCTTGTTTAAAATAGAAAAAATACCCAGTATTTGGACTACCATAACCTAACTTGTCATTTCTATATAACATGTTAAATCTGCCGGCTGGGGCAGGAGGCAATTCATATAGATAATCTTCATCTACACTGGTCACATTAACTAATTCAAAATTCATTGAAGCACCATCAACAGTACTATTAAAGGGCACAACCGGCAGTGCATTATTAGGAATTTTTAAAGTATATTCGCTAGTTGTTATACCCAATAAATCACTAACGTTACCAGGTCTTCCTATTCTTTGAGTGTCTATTAGTGCTGCGTTAATAATAGTATTGAATTGTTCTAACCAATTTGTGTTAGACGGGTCATTCCATAATATAGGTAAGTTACTTAAATTGGTACCATTTAAATCAGTAATATTTTGTGTCGTTTGTATGCTGGTAATTTTTATAAATCCTTCAGCACATAGATTTCTTTTAGGAGTATAACTTACTAGGTTAGCAAGTTTAATTACACTGTCTCTGCGTTCCGCTGTGTCAATAAAATTTTCACGTGTGTTCAAATCATCACGGAAGGCTAGGCCTTGACCCATAAACGCAATAACGTCTAATAGAGCAATGAATTCCGAACTCTCAATATAATCATTATATGTTTCAGGGTAATAGACCTGTAAATAATCAATGAAACTTTTTCTTAAGGTTTCATAATCATAACTACGAAAATCAGCCTCTCTAAAGGTCTGATAGATAGTTTTCCAGTCATTGACGCCGAATAACGATGATTGTCTTGAACTTGTAGCCATACTAATTCTCTTTTAAGTATTTATCATACCTAAAAACCGTAGTTTTTTTGGATTACTGAAGTACTGCTTGATTCAATTGACTATCTAAGAATACTGAAATTAATTCTGCTTGGTTGAACGGTGCTACTGCCATTTCAATTTCAATTAATATTCCATTTTCTTGAGGATATGTTTTTACACTGTTTAGAATCATTCTAGGATCTAGACTTGCTACACGACGAAGTTCGTTTTCTAATTTAAATTGTACGTCAGATGTGTTTGGTTCAAACACAAAAGTCCACAATGTTGTTCCATACCCGGGTTGTCCAACTTTTTGTCCTTGCTGTATATTCAACGCATTGACAAAATCTTGAACAACTAGTGGTTCATCTACTAATCTAAATTTTTTTCCGGTAATTACAGGCCTAGTTATGCCACCAACACCCCCGTCATTACCTGCAGGAGCATTGGTAGTTCTGGGCTGATTGGCTAAAAGTGTGCTAAATCCTACGTATTGCGGCATATTTTATTTATGCTCTTCCTGATATTATTTTTTCTTGTTCATCTGTTACTTTACCCAACAGTTCTCCTAAACTAAACCACAACTGTCTTGCTTCTGCTAACGCCGGATCTCCTTTCGGCAACGTTGCTTCTAATTTATAATAATTTTGTCTAGCCTCAGTAACTTGATTTTGTAGTTCTTTTATTTCTTTTTGTTTTTCAGTGAACAATTGATTCTGTGCTTTTATCGCCTCTAAGTTACCTAATGCAGCAGTTGAGGGGCCAGAAAAATTAGGTCTCGGTATAATAGGATTACCTAATAATGAATTTACTTGTGCGGTTAACTCACTCCTGTTGAATGTGTTAAGACCCACGGTCGGTAATTTGACAGGCGATGATCCCGCAGAAGTTAGCGAGGAGATAGCAGATGTTAATTGTGCTGCGGCACCGGGCGCTAATCCACTAGTAGTTAATGCAGATAATCCTGAACTTAACAATCCTTTTGATACCGGAATGTTATTAATGGCTGAGGTCATTGCTGTGCCTATGACAGATTTTAGAGCAGGTATGCCTGGTAAATCTATTTTTCCTAAGGCTTTATTTACTACTGATGCCACACTTAATTGTCCACCGGGTATGTTTATAAGACCACTAGCCTTAGATGATACGCCTAATGTGCTTGCTATTCTATTAATAGAATTTATTGCTCCTGAAGATCCGGCTAATAATTGACCAACATTTGTAGCGTTATTAATATTGTTTACAGAGTTAATCAAATTAGTCCCACTTCTAATTACACCTGAGGCTTGCGTAGCGGCTTTAGCCAAAGAATTATTTCCTAATGCACTTCCTATGACCCCGGCGGTTTGTAACAATCCACTAGATGCACTGGCTATTTGACCTATCGAATTAGCATTAGCCAATGTCCCTGAGAGAGTTATACCAGTGCCGATTGCAGAACTAATTCTCCCCAAATTAGGGGCTCCCGCTGCGGTTGCTACTGCACCTATTCTGTTAGCAAGAAGTTGCGGAGATGCAGTTCCACTGGCTATAGCCTCGCCTAATGCGGCGCCAGACCTTGCAATTGCTTGTAAATTTTGCGGTACAAAAAGTAATAGAGGTTTCCATGAATTTGTAATAGACGCAAATGCAGCAGCAGATACGCCTTTAGCAGCGGCCTGCAAGCCTGATGCACCTTCTATCTTAGGTAAAGATCCTATTGCTCCTGCAATAGATCCCAATGCTCCCATACCTGTTTGTGCTATTCCTGCTGCCAAATTTCCAGCATTAATTGCATTTGAAACGCTTGATCCTGCACCACTTACTAATGAATTGGCTAATCCCGTAGCGGCTGCTGCAGGATTTGATGCCAATGATTTTACTTGACTTACTGTGGGGCCTATTCCCGCAGTAGCAGCAGCCATAACCACACCTGCGATGGCTACTGGCGATTCTTTACCAGTAATTACTCCTGCATTAGTTAATGCTGTTTGTGATTTTTGAATGTTTGTGACTTGTGCTTCAACTTGTGCTTGAGTGTTATTGATAAACGATGCTAAATTTTCACTACCCGGTTTACCAGTAAATAAATTATTGGTTAATACTTTGTCTATCGGTGTGCCCGATTTTACCATGCTGTTAACTAACGTCGAAGCACCTGGTTTTAAAATGCCAGCACTTTCTAATTGCGCAGGAGTTTGTGCTAATGAACCAATTGCTGCTACTTTTCCTTGTGCTGTTTCAACTACTGCGGAACCTTGTGCAATCGCTGCTGCTGCAGGACCAGTTGCTGCATTTTTCGCTATAGCACCAACCATTGCACCAGTTGTGTTAGGATCAATACTACCACTAACCTCTGCAACCGGGGGAACTGTAGCGATACCTGCTGTAGTAACCGGTTGTGAAACGGGTGACGCCTGAGACGCTTTATTTACATTTGAAACAGCCGAACTAGGGGATGATGGTAATTCTGAACTTGCATTATTACTAGTCTTAACATCGACCCCTTGATTAGCGTTGGCCCAAGGCGAGTGTGCAGGTGCTCGACTTGTAATACTCATCAATTTGCCCGGTGCTGCTGCATATCCTTTAACTGGATCAAATAATGTATCGGTGTGTGCTATTAATGCTATTGAAGGTACTGATTCAGGTGTAGTAGATGTGGAACCTGTATTTAAATTAATTCTGCTACCATTGATATATGTTGTGCCACTACTTGCAAATGATGCCTCACCACCTGATTGTAAACTCATGGGACCATCTACTTTATGAGTAAACGTACCCATTGTGTATATGTTATAGTTTTTTCCAATTTTGTGTGATGTGTTTTTGTCAGAATTAATATTGATTTCTTCTGCTTGGATGTTTAATTTTTTAGCAGCATTTATATTAATATTATTATCAGCGTGTAAATTTATATCTCCCTGAGTTCTCACATTAAAACTATTAGTAGAAAATAAATCTATAGTACCTTCTTTACCTAACTCTATATAAGATTGACCATTTGAATGAATTATGAATAATGTTTGTCCATCATCACTCATTAAAATTTGATGGCCTGCTGCACTTCTAATGCGTATTAATTGATCTTTTCCAACTAGATCGCCGTCATCCATTACAAAAGTATGTCCAGAGCGACGGGCTACCACTGTCAATCCATAAACATCTCCGCCGCCTGAACCTACTGCTTCTGCAATAGATTCATCAGTATACCCTCCAGCAAAAATGGGTCTACCCGGTGTGCTTACTCCAAAGCCAACTCTACTAGGAGTTTCACGTTGCGCACTAGAAGTTATAGGTCCTCTTAATGGATCACGTATCAATCCTTGTTGACTAAAAATTGCAGCAGCGTAACTATGTATAGGTTTAGGTTCGCTTAAAAATCCGGCGCCGTCTGCTATATCTGCATTGTTAGTATTAATATTTGTAACCGGAAGTTGATCGGCGCCACCGTAACCGGCCGCTTCTCCCTCAGTAGTTGGTATAATATTAGTACTTGCACCAATAGCAGGCACCATATGTAGGGCGTCAGGTTCAGGAACACAACCAATATAGAATCCGTAGTTAGGGTCGCCGTTAACAAATATACAAATTACTTTAGTTCCTATATCAGGAGGGCTGTTCCACATTCCATATGATACTGGATTTTTTGTGTAGTCTCCGTACCCGGTCTCACCTCCAGTGGGTGTTACAAATCCATAAAAAGGAGGCATGTATGAAACTGTAGCCCATCCTTCGGCATTTTCAGGATCTTCACTACCAATATCACTAATGTAGACTTGGATTCTTCCGGCACGAATAGGATCTATATTATTTTTAACGATGCCAAATACTGGCGTTGAACGTAACGCGGCGCCACCTGCGTCCGGTTGACTTGCTTTTGTGGGGCCTGTGGTCTTAAAAGTATCTTCCATTTATCGATTAACCTCCGCCTCTAGGTCTAGTGAAATCTCCGCTATAGTCAGTTTGATCAAAATCTCCCATAGGGTTGGTAGTAACGAAGCCTGATTTATCATCGTCTGCTGACTGCGGCGTATTAACTTTGTTTTGAGGTTGTCTAACGCAAGGATCACCGCCCGGATTAGTGTTCGCCGGTTTTTCATCCTGTTTAAATCCAGTAGGTTTTTTATCTTTTTCTTTCTTTGCAGTGTCGGCTGCTGCTTTTTCTCGTTCAGTTTCCACTTTGGTATATGCATCGAAAAATGTATTTACAACCAAATCTAGTTCCTGCGTGAATTTTCCATTTCTAAAAGTGCTTGTAATTGTTCTTATTAAGTAACTGACACCTTTAATTTTAGCAGCAATTTCGGCAGGATATTTCCAAAACATTATGCTCTCGTTAATATCCATTACACCAGTTTGGTTATTATAATCTACTGCTTCATTGAAGTCTATTTCTACAAACACTTGGCCACTTAGTGGATTCATTGTTACACCATCTGGTGCATAAAAAGGATTATAATTATTGATATCACCGCTAACCATTGGATAGGATAATAAGTCAGGATCCCCTAAAATTTCTATTATGGCAGAGGCCCATGCCCCTGGCTCATATAATGTAGTTATATAACTGTTTTGTGATTCAAGCCCTACACCCGTTTCCCCTGTTCGAACGGTAGATGTTCTTTTATCTCCTGCTACTGGAATAGGACTAGGTTTATCCAGGTTGTACGAAGGATCCAATACAACATTGTAAAAACTGTTATCAAATTTTTGTTCGTATCTGATAATTTCTGAGTTTTCACCAGTGTACCAATACCTATATCTTTTATAAGGACCCTTATAAGGCGCTGCTTTGTCTACATATGCAGGATTAACAACCATAGGCGTAGCATAAGGTGTGATTAGATAGGCAATATCAAAAATATAATCTTTACGCTCTGTGTCCCACCTTGGATTCCTTAACATCGGACTTACATTAATCCAATTTACGGTAGCCTCAGATTGTATTTCAACATCTCCATAGTCGTCGGATTTTTTATCAGGTTCGTCTGTTGGTTTGTAAATTGCCTTTAGTGCATCGGTTAAATATGTGCTTTGAGTTACAATTTGACTTATAGCCTGAGTTATTGGCACATCCCGTTCAAAACTTATTATTTTTGAAGTATTTACCGGTGTTGATTTTTCGGCAGTTGCGGCATTTACTTGTGATTGTTTTTGTAGTTGCGTCATTGGCCATTTTGCTTTTTGCACATCAGCCGGACTTATAATTGAAGAATTTTTAATTTTTTCAGAGCCTTCCCCTATAAATTCAAATGTATATTTGATTTTTTCTGTATAGTTGGCTTGATCATTATTAAGTTTTGTTTCTAATGCTGTTAATACCTCTCCTACTGTTCCTCCAGTTAAATTTCTAGCACCTTTGTCTATCATGCCTCTTTTAGTATACATTCCATACATAATTGGGGTCGGGACTGCTGTTATATTATAAACAACAGCCTTTCCGTCAATTTTAAATTTTAATTCTTTAAAAAGAATATCATAATATCGTTGAAATGTTTCTCCGGTATCTTGTATCAATTTACCATCTTTATCGTAACCTAAAAATCTTAACCCCAATATAAAAAATTGTCGGCTTGCATCTCCTATTGCTAGTTGAATGTTTCTTAATTTTGAGTATTTGGCTATTGAGTCTGCTGCTCTTTTTAAATTTGTAATAAATGAAAATCCATATGGTTCGGTAATGGTGAATGATATATCATAATCAAATGCCGGTGAGCCAGTGGATGCTGGATTTATAGCTCCCTTTAACTTTAAGTTGTCTATATAATAATCAAATCCAAACCCTTCTGCTCTAACTGAACTAGTGTCGTTTATACCACCGCTTTGAGCAACTAGATATGCGCCAGCGCCATTACAGGGAGCATCTAAGTTACTTAAGATATTAATCTGTTGTCTACCATTGGCAACAAATGCATCGTATGCATCTGGTGTAATCATGTATAATGATATTTGATAAGTGTAACTACTAAATTCTCCTAAGGGATTCCATCTTCTTGCATTAGGTGATGTTTTGCTTACTGTTACTTTACCATTAGTTTTAGTAGGCTTGGCATCTCCGCCGTCACTGACCGTTGATTCTTCCCATTCTCCACCAGCGCCGCCGCCGGCGATATCACCGCCGCCACCACTTACAAATGTTGCCATATTATATTCCTAATACTCCCTTTAAGGTTTGCATTTTAGGTAAATAAATTTCAACTCCTGTTATGAAGTCGAAATAGGGGTCCTTCAACTTGTTAGGATTTCTTTGTGCAAACACCCACCACAATTTAGAATCGTTATATAAGTCATATGCTAATAAATCCGGTCTAAATTCATATACCGAAGTAATAGCCCAATATACATCTGAAGGTAGAGGTGTTATTGGTCTATTGATCATAATATCTAAGAATTTATCGTCAACAATGTCCGTAAAATAATAAGGACTTGTTCTAGAATAAAGATTGTTGATAGCCATTACCAAATACCTGCGCCTTTCTCTTTACTACCACGAAGCAATTTTCCTGTAGCATAGTCTTTTAAACTAAATCTTCTGCTAATATCATTTCTAGAAATGATCGGTGAAGCAGAGACCTGTATTTGCATTTTAGTGGGTACATACGTAGGTTCTACTGTGCCTCCTGTATTATTACTAGACAATTCAGGTAATGGGAAATTCGGTGGACGATTGCCGCCACCTGGAGCCAAATTAGCACCATTCATTCTAGCACCTTGTGGGTTTTCTGAACTATTCGGCACATTTATCGCTGAGGTATTAACTCCTGCAGGGACAGTGTTATGAGTAGTAGCACGTATATAATCTACATCGTTAGGAAATGTGCATGTAAAATTGGTAATTACTAGTGGGTGGAAGTCAAAACCAAAAGAGCCGTATCCATGTAGATAGCATAAAGGTGGGGGTGTTCCGTTAACTGGATAACTATCTTGTCCATAAAACATTTTTGTGATGGACCTAAAGAAATGTATTACAGCCAGTAAATAATTGGCTTCAAACGTGTCTTGTGCTGTAAAATCACATGTAATAGATAGTGAGTCTACTGCACTACTTCTATACTGATATACTTTATAATTGCTATGAACCAATTCTGTAGGATCATAATTAGCAACATAGTTTGCAGTTACTATAGGCGTATAGGGAAAAACAACACCATCCGTGTGTGCTAATGGCGCCAAGATACCAGGAGGATCTGCTTTATAAAGATAACCATTTGCACTGGGCGCTAAAGATAATCTAACTCTCCAATCTTTTAGAAGTTGGTAATTTGCATTATCTTGCGCTGTCGCTTGTTTTCTAGTGTTTAATCGTTTGCCTACTAATCCCTTTGCTGAACCTTTTGCGCTAGGATTACTAGAAGTTACTGGTTGATTTGCTAATTCTTGTTGCCTATTAAATTTTGCACCTTCACCTGCATCTTGTGATGTGTCAACATCCGGTGCAGAGTAATATTGTGGATTATCAACTTGATTTGCTTCAAGTAATGCTTGTTCTTCACGTGAGGGGGTTCGTTGTGATTGAATTGTACCTTCGTCTGCTTGATTTGCTTCAAGGAATGCTTGTTCTTCACGTGAAGGTGTTCGTTGCGGTTCTACCGGTATTTCATCAGGTCCTTGATTGGCTTCAAGTAATGCTTGTTCTTCACGTGAGGGAGTTTTTTGTGACTGAATAGTTCCCTCATCTGCTTGATTTGCTTCAAGGAATGCTTGTTGATCAGGAGGCAATGTCGATGGTACAATATTAGGAGAGCCGGCGAGACCAGTCTGTCCGGCAGGTATAGAATTTGCATTCTGTTGTATTTCGGTCTGTTTGTTAATGGCAGGATCCTGACCGTCTCCTGTTGCAGTAGTAGTTCCTCCTCCGTTTCCAAAACTAGGATTCTGGGCTGGATCATTTACTTTACTCAAATTACTTTCTAATGCACTTTTTATGTCATTTGATAATTTTTCAAGGCTGTCTTGTTTTTCCCTAGCAGTAAAATATGCATCACGAAGTCTTTCTTGCTCTGATATTAATGCGGCTAGTTGATCAGGCGTTGTGTTAGGATTTGCTCTGGCGTCGGCAATCTTACCTCGCATAGCGCGATACGGTGTGTATAATTCGTCCGCAACTGCTTTAGCTGCCGCTATTTCTGGCGCTAATTCAGCAATACGCTTTTTTTGCCATTCTATTGTTTGTTCCAAGAAGGTAGCCATAGTTTAGATCGTGTCCTATTAGTATATTTATGATAAATAAAAGTACCGCTTTTACCTTTCTCTCTGCAAACACGTTGCATTTCTGCAACGTTGTGCTATAATGTTGAAAACTATTATAAGGAACATATGTCATTCCCATCTAAAAAACCCGTCAATTATCTTAATAACAAAGATATATTAAAAGAAATCCATGACAGTAAATCTACATACTGTTATTTTACAAAACAAGAATACAACAGATACGATTTTATTGTAGACATGCCGCAAGAATCTTTAGAAAAATCTTTCGAATATGCTTATAAACCCGAAAATATTCAACTAGCCAAAGAAACTAGGGCAAATAGACTTTCAATTGAATTGGGCAAAAAAATAAACCCAGACGAAATAGCAACTACCGATTTAGTATTCAGAGTTATGACTTGGGATCATATCCCGTTAAGTCAAAAGCAACCCAGAAAAACAACAAAGAAGAAAACTGCAAAAGATATATTTGAGTTCGAAGATGACACTTCAACCGGTGAAGAATTATTTGCAGACTTAGAAGACACTAGTACTAAAGACGAAGTAGATGACATGGTGCATGTCAAGGTAAATTTTCCACCATTTCAGCATTATAAAATCGATGAGACAAATAGTTTTTATTGTGTTGGAAAAAGTCATTGGAAAAACGGAATAAAAACCGGAACATTCAGTAAAGATCACGGTAATATAACTAATAAGTTAGCCAGAATGTATATCATGATGTGCGAAAAGTATGCTATGAAATACAATTGGCGAGGATACACTTACAATGATGAGATGCGTAATAGTGCTATCCTACAACTTACATATGTTGGACTAAGATTCAACGAGGCCAAATCAGCAAATCCATTTGCATACTATACTGCTGCAATCACTAATAGTTTCTGTCGAGTATTAAACACTGAAAAGAAAAATCAAAATATTCGTGATGACATTCTTGAAATTAATGGATTGAATCCAAGTTGGTCTAGGCAAGGTATGGGTTCTGGCGCGCCCGTATTTGAAGAATAATATATCCAATAGCGTTGCAAAAGTAACGCTATTTCAATTATACTATTTTGATGAGTAACCTTTTCAAAAAAGCAGCGGTATTTACCGACATTCACTTTGGCCTAAAGTCAAATAGTTTACAACACAATCAAGATTGTGCTAATTTTGTTGATTGGTTTATTGAACAAGCCAAGAAAGAAAATTGTGAGACTTGTTTCTTTTTAGGTGATTATAATCACCATAGGGCTAGTATTAACATTCATACATTGCAATTCGGATTACAGGCATTAGAAAAACTAAGCCAAGCATTCGATCAGGTATATTTTATACCCGGAAATCATGATCTTTACTATCGTGATCGCCGTGATATTCATAGTGTAGAATGGGCGAAACATTTGCCCAATGTTACTATAGTAAACGATTTTTTAAAGAAGGGTGATGTTGTTATTGCGCCCTGGCTAGTTCAAACCGATTACAAAAAGTTAAAGAAAATGTCTGGCAAATATCTGTTCGGACACCTTGAACTTCCTCACTTCTATATGAATGCTATGGTAGAAATGCCAGATCACGGTGAGATTAACGAAGATCATCTAAAAGGTTTTGACAAAGCATTCAGTGGTCACTTTCACAAGCGTCAAGCACGTAAGAACATTTGGTATATTGGTAATGCGTTCCCGCATAACTATGCAGATGCAGGTGATGATGCACGTGGTATGATGATCCTAGAATGGGGTCAAGATCCTATATTCCGTAGTTGGCCAAGACAGCCTGTATTTAGAGTTTATAAACTAAGTGAAGTGTTGGAAAACCCTGAAGGATTGCTATTGATCGACAGTCATTGTAGAGTACATTTAGACATTGACATTAGTTATGAAGAAGCCAATTTTTTGCGTGAAACATTCATACCTGAACACAAACTAAGAGAAATGGCTTTGATACCCATGAAATCTGAACAAGTCGAACAAGGGCAAAATGCAGATGGTCTTAAATTTGAAAGCGTT